TGCATCTACAGGGTTTGAATAGTCTCCACCCGAAACTGCAACCTGAATAGAAAAAGCAGGAGATCCTCCCCCACCTGGTCCGCCATTTTCGCCTTCGTATATTGGCATAGCTTCTCCTTACAATGTTTCTGTCACACTAACTTCACAATCATTCTTGCAGTATCCGTAAAGATTTTCGCCGGCTGCCTTATCATATGAATATATTTTTTTAGGAACCAACAAAGTATAGACATCTTGCTCCGTTGGCAAGGTGTCTGATTCTTTGACGAGTAAATCCGACTGGCTCAGGTTTTGAACCTGAGCCTTAGTCGAAGATAAAAGTGTCCATGTTGATGACTCTAACTGAATGACTGTAGTCATTAGTTATTGCCCCACGGAGAACCCATCCACTCAAGAGACATTGTCCCATCTGCGGTCAATTCAACCTCGGGATCATTTACCAATGCAGCCGATGACATAGACGCCGGCTTGGCATCCTTTTGAGAATAGGAAATATAGTTGCTCCCCTTGTTTCTCTTCCACTCTCTTACGAGTGAAATATTGTCATCAGTAGGATACATCTCGAACTTACATTGTCCGATTTTACTCTCTGCATCCTCTGTGTAGACAATCTCAACGCTACTATCCCCGACAGATGCCGCCCTTACATTCATCTTTCCGTCTCCGGGAACTATCTTTGCGGAGTTCGGAACAATCCCAATGGGAACATTATTTACGTGAAATCCCGGTACTGATATACCCATATTAACCTCCCACTGTAAATGTCAGTCTAAACTGCATATTTATCGATCGAAGCTGTGTTACAATCGGAAGATCTCCGAAGGCTGTAACTGCTCCGCTCTGAACATCAACCGTTACGGTCAAATTATCTGCGAAATACTTCTCTGCCGTGGCTCCTGCCTGAGTTAAAACAAAGTCGGCACCGGATAGAACCTTGTAGATTCTCTGGTATTCGGCTCTTATAGACCCCTCATTCTGCATTGATCTTCTCGGAACAATGTCTCCATCGGTCAATCGGCTCTGTCTGTATGCAGATTTTAAAGACCTAAAAAAGATCTCAAGGGCCAGATAACCTGTCCGAACATACTCAACAAACTTGAATGAATTATCGGGATCGCCGCTCGGTTTAAACTTATAGGTTGTTACAACCTCTCCTGTAATTGTATTTGTTACAGACTCGTTTACTCCGATAATTGCAAAACCGTCATCTTTAAGGTTACCCTGTTCAGTATCATCAAAAAGAAGATCCGGCTCTACGGCCTCTGTATCGAGAAGGGGAGTGTTAAACAATGGCAATGAAGCCAATGCTGAACCACCAATATTATCCAAAGGAGAATCCGTGTTGACATAGCTCGAAATCAAAGCTCCGTCTGTCAGTCTCAATCCTTCGATAGCAGCAAATTCCGAAGCTCTCCAATCGGGAGGTTCGATAAATACATTCGCCCCTGATTCTTTCCTGTTCCCTATAAAAACGAGGTTCGGAGAGTTTACAGGAGTTGTTCCGTTCAGCTTAGTGCTGATATTCGCTTCTGTATCATCAAGACCAATAAGACAAAGGCCGTGAAGGAAAGAGTTGCTGATATCATTACGGGCTTCAAGAAGGTCCTGAGGCTCGTCATAATCGGTATCCCAAGGCCACTGAATCGAATGAAATCTTTTTGCCTGTACATTGTCGTAGATCCCGGTAAAGGTAGGATCCGCCGAACCTGAAGCAAACTGATCTCTGGAATAGCCAACATTTGTGTTGACAGTAATTCCGGCAGGGATATCTTTGTGTTCAACAGTGTATTTATTCTGAACCGTCCCAACATCTGAAGCCTCAAGGCTGATTGTTGAAGTTGCCAGAGTGTTAGAAGCAGGGAAATAAGAAGCCAACGCATCAATTTTCGCTTTGACTGCTGTTGCTACTTCCGTTGCGGTATCTCCTGTCGCAACATCGACTGTGAACGAAAACTGCTCTCCTGAAATCGGCTTAACAGTCATTGTCCTATCTTCCGTTGCGGTTCCTTCATAGGCAATGTCGAGAGTAGGTTCAACTGGAGTTGTACTCGAAGCCGTAAGGGCAATGACACCAATCTCGAACCGCTCCTGACATACATCCAGTGCCTTATATATCCTGTTCGTCAGGTCAGAATTTGCCCCAAAGAGACCGGCAATCTCGGTCTTACTCATGCTCTGAACTTCATAATACTGTCCTGAAACAGCCGTTCCGGCCACACCAATCTGCCCATTGATCAAGAGCCGAAAAGGCTCTGCCCCAACAAGGGAAACAGCAGCAAGAAGTTGGGCGGTAATTGTTGGTAAGCTTGTTACACCCATTATTCATCTCCTTTATTCTTTGAAGAAGTTTCCATTTTATTCTTGTATGGTTGCTCCATCTTTTTCGATGAGGTGCCAATCGGCTCGAGGCATCCTCCCTCTTTTAACTTTCTCCGCACCTCTCGGGACTCAGGAAGGATTTCTCCAACTCGGTGTTTACCCCATGCTTTTGTCACTTTGTACTTCATATGCACCTCATTAAAAAAATAATATCAAACTACTAAACATTTGTAAAGTAGTGTTAAAGATTCTGTTCTGCACTAATATCACCAAGATCTGTTGATGATTCACTGAAATTCCTTGACTGTGGGAATTGAGCTTGGAACATATTCTCAAAATCAAGCTGATATGAATATTCAAAACTATAGACATGAGAATAAAATGCTTTTTTGTAAATCCCTGTGCCGTGATCTGTAAGAATAGCCAAAAACGGACTATTCCCGAAGTTATCAAAACTTATCCCGGAACCAACATAAAGAATTTGTTTAAATACCTCATCCCATGCCATCTGTGAAGCAGATGCCCCGGTATATTGATCTGTTGTCGGAAAGAAGATAACAACATTGAACGTATTGATCATCAGCATTCTAACATCATTCTGGTTCGAATAAGTCCCTCTCGAATCGTTTGTGGTGTTTGTATCTTTTCCGGCTGAACAATCCCCCATGATGATATAGAGTCCAAGTTTTCCGCTCTGTGCCTTATATTGAGCCTCTGCTATCTCCGCATCGATGGCGATACCCATATTCATATTTGAGGCCCGTTTAAGGGCTGGAGTTGGTCCTGTATCAAATGTCGGCTTACCTTCGAGAGAAATATCATAGGTATTTGAATCCACAACAGTGATTGCAAATAACCCATCGATTCCGTATTCCCATTGTTGCTGTTGAACTTCTGGCCCTGTTAGCGTCGGAAGTGTCGCATATTCAATAACAAACTGATTTCTGGAAGGGACAGCGATTAAAGTGTGCTCCCCGTTAAGACCCGTATCGGAAAAACCGGAAAGAGTCACTGTAAGATTATACCCCTCTGTCAAATCATGCTCTACATCCGTTGTGAACCAAAGATCATCATCAACCTGTTCAACCGCTGTTATCCCATTATTGATGATCCCGTTTGTTAATACCACCTGAGACCCTGTTGAAAGCCCGTGTCCGGTGTCTGTCACTCTTAATGTCTGTGGATTACCGGCTATAATCTCCCCCGATACAGAGGCGTTATCACTAAAATAATCGGATATTCTCGGTAGGTATGTCTGAAAATGCAAAAGAAGTGCCGTAGGAGAAACAATAGTACTCATAATTTTGGCCTCCATTTTTGAAGTCTTGATCTTAAGTTTTGGTGAAGCCCTTCAATAGTGATCAGAAAAAAGGGCCTGTTCCCATCTTCTTCCAAAAATCCGGGGTAAGGGAACCCTTTTTTTGAAAACGCTTTATTTGCAACCAAAAGCTCTGTAGGTCTTGACTTGTAAATAAAGCTCTTTGACAGCTTCCCGGAACGAGACTGAGGAGGCTCCCCGGGTGCAGAGGCCTTAATTTTTTCCCCTTTATAGGTATAAAGCCTCCCGGACCTTGCACCACGGGAAGTAATTTTCTTTAAATCTCTAGTAACTTCTGCCCCGTGCTCTCTTAATTGTTGCCGAATATGATCGCCATGCTTTGGAGCAATTTTACCCATCTTTATTTCATTATGGTATTTTTCACCAGACCTAAACATAAGCGGCCTCGTTATTATCAAACCCGGTTTCGGTAAGATGAAATCTCAACCACTGCCGCTGTTCACCGTAATCCTCAATCTTTTTAAGCTTAAATAATCTGTTTTTTTCTCCCTCACTATATCCGGATATTTTAACAAAGAGATTATTCCGATCTAATTCGTAGATTGTTTGGTCAAAACCACAATACCCAAAGTGAGTGACTGCATCGTCCTCATTAACTCCCTGATATCGTGTTGTTCCTCCGATACTTTCCAGTCTACCGGATAATGCCTCCACAGCTACAAGACCGCTCTGAATCTCAAGTTGTCCCGGTTGGGTTCCTGTGTTCTGTCTCCTGACTATTTCAAGCCAATGGATCATAGACCCGGAGCATAATATTATCTTTGTAAATTCTGTCTTTAAACATTTCAAAGAACTGTCCTCTGCAAAGAGTATTGATTTAAAATAGAAAGAACTGCACAGGGTACAGGGGATCCGTCTATTGTACATTCACTCGAACAGTCTCCCCGGTTCGTAAAATAAAACGCAGCAATCATTTTAATAGCTGTTTTTATTCCTTCGGGAACATCGTCCGTGGTTTCATTCCTCATTCCTGCGGTAAACCTAACCTTTAAACGATAGGCATTTGTTCGGTCTTGAATCTCAGGAGGGTTGACAAAGTGCATCTCTGCCCATCCTCTGATAGTTAGCCTTTCCGTAATATTCTCGTAAAGACCATCTCCTGATTCTGTTCCCTTATCAAAAGCAACATAATCATCATCGGAAAGATAGGAAACTTGGCCGATGTCGGTTATTGGTGCCCGTTCAAGTGTGAACCACCGATCCCATGAATCAATAATGATCTCTGACTCATAAACTGTTTCATGGAGGGTAATCCATGTATAATTTTGAACTGCTTCCTCTGCCGAATCTATTAGAGCCTGAATCATGTCTGTTCTTGCCGTCACCATGCCGGAAGAAAGATTAAGCCATTGGCCCACTTCAGCAACAGAG